CTTTCCCATATGCCGAAAAGGGTTATGAGATAATTTATACAAATTTTCTGACTTTTGCAAGTTTTTAGAGGCATCATCCATTATTATATCTTTAGCAAAACCTCTATTAGATTGCTGTATTTTCATAAATGATACTAGTGCTGCAAAGGATACTAAACGGTCAACGTTGAGTCCTTCCTGATATGCTTGCATTTCTTTGAGTAACATTTGGTCAGGTATTCTCTCAATACCATAGTGAGTCTTTACTACTGTACCATCATCTTTTGTTATAGTATCTAACTCTTCTCTTATGTATTCAATAGCATAAGATATTAGATGTGACTTAAATAGATTACCTGTGTTTCTCCATCCATACTCCTGGAATACGTTAGCATTTGCTCCTAGATCTTTTAAGAATAGAATCTGAGTTCTTGGTACTAGATACTTCTGTTTCTTTCTAGATATCATGTACTGTATAAATAGAGATATGTTATTCTCTATTACTGTCCATGCATTATACCATTCTATTATTAGCTCTAGTCTCTCGTGTGTCTTCTTGATATCATCAAATCTACCACACCAGGCTGCTACTATTTTATCTTGTTCTATATAGTTCTGTACTTCACCTGCAGAATGCTTCTGTACTTCAACTGCTGCTTTCATTACATATATGGAACATAATGATTCTGAGGTAGTTGTCTTTCCTTCTGATACAGGGTCAATAGATGCATAGTAGTGTTTGTTAAACACTGGATCTTTAATAGGTCTCTCCCATACTACAAGTGTACCTGTTTTATCTTCAGTCTTTTTAGATACAGGAAAATCAAGTATAGGAAGTTTACTAGTTTCTTTTACTTTAGGTAATCCATTCTCATCTCTGTATATATCTAAGAACTCATAGGAGTATTCTTTCTCTTCTACTCTTCTTAATTGTGCAGCTACTAGATTCTGTGGGAATACAGATGCTTTCCTATAAGCAAATGCTTCTTCTATATTTCTAGGGTGCTGTGATATCCTTAGCTGGTATTGCTCTGGTGAGAGTTCTTTCTTCCAAGTTATAAACTGCTCATCCAGTGCTTCTAATGCTTCTTTTACAAGTGAGTTACCATACTCATCTATATGTGGTGGCATTGACCACTGTTCAGGTATAAATAGTCCTGATCTTCCTATTGTATGATTCTTATCAATAAGATTTGTATCTACTGCATAGATATCATTAGCTTCTGGATTAAGTACCATTTCTTTTAATGGTTCACATTGATCCAAATCACCAACAGATCCTGCAGCTATAAACATACCTGTAGTAATCATACCAGATCTCATTGCTGGTCTGATGTACTCATATGTTTGATCCATCTTAGGGGCAATACCTGCTTCCTCATGAAAGAAGAACTTTACCGGTCCACCAACACCATTAGTTGGATCTTTCTCAAATGACATACCTTGTATTGTACCTTTGAGACCTACCTCAGCTTTTCTATCTCCTTTTCTAACTTCAATCTTTTGCTGCCACATCATTACCTTATGTGGAGTCATTGGTCTATACCAAGCAGTATGTTCATTTAAGAATGCTGCATACTCATCTAGGAACTTCCATGTACCTTTCTCATTTATATAGTCCTTAAGAGAAGCACCCATCTTAAGTGTAACCCCAGCCTCAAACCATAACTGATTTATAAACTTAGCAGCATGAAAGTATGATGATGCTATCTGACGTTTCTTAAGAATAGCTGAGTGTTTATAATGCATCTCTGCTAGTAGCTCATATAGAGCCATATGATACTGAGCATCTCTAATTTTAGCAAAGTCAAACTTCTGTTGTTCTTTATCAAAGATTGGTAAGAAGTTTAACCACATATAGTAGTCTCTAGTTACATACCACTCATCACGTTTATCCTTAACAATTATACCTTGTCTGCATTTAGATTTTTGATCATCCCAGTAAGCTATAAAGTCTTTGGATTTAAACGGTGCTGTACAGTATACTTTGTTTTGTCTAAAGAGTCTTGACTGCTCATTAAAGACATCTGCACTTACCTGATTAAAGTTATACTGACCAGGTTCTTTAAATATTGTAAGTAGATATGTAGTAAAGTCTTGTCTACTAGCAAAGTCTGTAGTAGTCCATGTACCATTATCCCAAGTAGGTATGTTGTTCCAGAATTCCATTACATGTCAATCCTTTTATAAGTAAACCAGTTTGGGGACTTAACTCTACCATTTAAATAAGATCTTATTGTACTAAAAGGTATATTTAAAAATTCAGAGAGCTCTTTACCAGAACCAAAAAATATATTTGTTTTAGTACAATAAATAGTTTTTGCATTATAATGATTACCTCCTGATGTTGAACTACTTATTTTATATTTAATCTCAGATGATAGTAATTTACCTAATTGTGAATTTCTCATTTTTAGTTTACTCTCTTCTGTATGTTTTTTACCTAGAAATGTTTGTCTTCCTTTTGATTTAGTGCCAATTTTTAACTTAGTTTCATCTGAATGCATTTTGCCAAAAAAATGATTATTTGAACCTGTAGTATTTTTTATATATTCTATCCTTATTCTAGAATAAGTTTTAGCTGAAGGTTTATATCTTACATTTTGTTTTACATTACACATATTCCATAATGCTTTATACATTGCTGGTGAATTAGGATAAATAGCAACAAGTAATAAATGTGCTATATAATGTTCTTTAGGTGTTAGTAAGACAATATTAGGATGCTTAGTATTTCTACAATCTCCTTCTCCACCAAATGATTTTGGTTTTATATGATGAGCTTCATAGTAAGTATTAGATGATTTAGTTCTTTCCTCACCTTCAGCTTTTGCCATCAAATTATTATATATTTTTTTATAATCCATAACAAACTGATTACTAGTTGTTTACATATCATACGCGAGCCCTTGGCCTCCGCGTACTCTAGATGATTGCTCTTCTTGAAGGTCTTTATATACACCTTTAAAAGATGCTCTTATCTGATCAAAGTTTTTTGCAGCTGCAATTAGTGAGTTAATATTCCCATCTCTACCTGCAGTAATCTGTGTATGCTCCATATATCTAGCTAATCTATCTAACATAGATGCCATACCCTTATATGCTCTTGAAGTTGGAGTTGCATACATATCTTCACAAAACTGTAGTGCTAGTTTTATTGCTTGATCTTCAGAGGAGAATTCTGCTTCTATCTCTTCTAGTATAACTTCTTCTTTGTCAATCTCAGGAGTATGAAAGAAAGGATTCATATCTGGATTAGGACAAGTCATGTAGAATAGATACTGATATACTTTGAGATAATCTTCCGGATACTTATCCATTATCTTCTTAAGTGTTTTTAAAGTATAACAATGTTCTGTAGGTACCACAGCTCCATTCTGAACATCAAAGAGTCTTATAATCATTATTTCTTTTTTAGTGTATGTCTGTTATCATGTAACCAGTGTATCACTGATATGACTTCCTCTTTTAAATAAGGTACCTCAATTGGTATAACTTCTTTTACAATTGGGTCACCTTCAAGAGAATACTTAGTAATAGGATATCCATACTCATCTTTTCCTTCTTCTTCAAATTTAATGTGATGGATAAATATACTCCCTGGTTTCAATCTAGGATTATGCTTTATTATAATATACATATAAATGCTGAGCTGTAAAGCATAGTGATAAAAGTTACAGTCATCTAGGTTATCTAGAGGTGTAAGTAACTTCTTGCTTTTACCTTCCCAATCTTTGAATGATTCTCTTACTATCTCCTTGTTAGTTTTGTAGTCAATGATATATACTTTGTTATTTACTACTTCTACAAGGTCTGACTGTCCACATATACCTGCTGACTTAAGATATACCATATGCTCTGGATATATACCATCAGTAAGTTTTTGTTCTGGTGCTTTTTTCTTTGAACCTTCTACTATAGGTTTATATACTGGAATAGGTAAACCTTCTCTTTCAATAGAGCTTAGAGAACATAAGTCATCTTCTCTTTGATTATGATAAAAGGTACCTAGTGTAATTGCTCTATCTGATTCTGCTTTCCATAGTTCTAATATCTTCTTAGGTTCTAGTCCATACCATTTAGACTTCTTAGACTTGGATACTCTAGCAGCCACCTTTTCAGAATCAAAAGGTTCTTTAAATTGGGAAACAAGTGATGTAACACTTATCCATTTAATTTCTTCAGAAGAGTCTAAGCTTTTATAACTATGATCTTCTGCATTAAATATTATACTCATTTTATATTTTTATCAAGTTCATCTTCTTCTTCCTCAGTAAGTACAGCATACCATTTATTTGCAGGACATGCAGATGATAAGGATCTTGTTTTAAAACTTAATGAACAACCACACATCATGCAACAAGGTTGTGTACCAGGTATAGCACACTCCTTACCTTTTACATCTTTTGCATCACAAGAATCACACACTTCCATTCTTGCCCTAGATACATCTTCTACAAATTCATTATGAATTAATCTATTCTTGATCCCCTCCATTATCTGTGACTTGTTCTTCCATATTTCTGCGAACCTTC